ACTTCTTCGTAGTCTTTGGAGGAAACTTCAATCCATCCTATTTCAAAGTCTACCCATCGCTTTTGTACTTCGAGGTGAGCAACTTGTTTGTCTTCTGCCATCAGGGAGTCTAGGAAAGCTTTCTGGAGATTATCGATGTCAGGTTTGGATTGATGGAATCTGCCATGGTGTAATTTTTTTTTCTTCTTAGACCAAGAGGGCGGGACTGGAAGAAAGAAGATAATGGAGGCTCCTACTGGGGGAAGGATGAATTGCTTGGCTTTGGCTTCTGCGCATAAGTCTACTTTGTACTTATTGTATTTTTCTAAACGAAGTAATCGGCTTAAACCGGCGGGGCGTAATTTTTCTCTTGGTATCCTGAAGAAGATAGAGTCACCCTGAGTTGCCCTAACATGCGTCTGGGGTGTTATGTTAAGTATTACTTTCTTTGACATTGGTTCTATCTTTTACAGCTTTTAACAGAATAAATTCTACTGTCTTTGTTACCGACCATCTCTTTCTGTCTGCCAGTTTTACAAGTTTCTCATGAACTTCTGGAGTTAAATAAATTGTTGTACGTTTCATAGTGATTCACTTTGATGCAAGATACATTATGTTATAACATTTTCCAAACATTGTACAACATTATGTACATAAAAAAACCTCCTTTTTTAAGGGAGGCTAAGTCAAACGAGAAAACATCAACCGAACCATCTTGTTCCTATTGGAGAATTCTTTTATTTTTTCTTTTTCATTGATTTAAGTTTAGCACCTCTGCTTTTCCATTGCGCTTGCATTGCTGCCATATCTTTCTTCATCCAAGCATCTTGGTCAGCTTTCTTAACTAAACGTCCCATTTCGGTTCTTACCATGCCTTTTGGGGCTGGCTGCTGGTTGTCATCATCTTCGTAGTCTGTGGTAATTTGTTCTAATAACATATTTTTATTTTTATATTTTAACACCTCTACGTTTTACAAATGATTCAAATTCGTCCTTAGACAATTCTATTTCGTTTCCGCTTTTATCTTTTACCTTATAGGTCTTTGTACCTTTAGCATCAGATTTTTGTAATTTTACTTTACCCGAAGTAATGTCGTTTATTCTTTGGATAAACTCTCCTCTGTTATACATTTTAGTGGTGTCTTGCGCCTTCTTTGGCATTTCCAACTCCATTTTCTTCATTGTAGATAGTGCCATAATATTTTATTTTTTCTTTAGCATTTTAAAATCTTCTGCATCTATCTTGCCGTTTTTATTAGCATCTAGCTTACTTTGATTGCCTTTTAAACCAGCCTTTGGTGCGCTTTTCTTTGCCATCTTTGATTCCATTGCAACTGGTTTTTTCATTGAATCCATCATGTTCTTGTACATAAAGATAATTTTACCAAATATACGAAATATTTTTTCCACCATAACCAAAATATATTAAAAATAATTCCAAAATGTTCTACATCAACACTTGGTTAAGGGTACCCCATATATATTTTTTGGTGGTCGGTTTTTGGGGTTGTGGTTATCTTGCACCCTGTACCCTTGCTTTGTGGTTGGTTGCCTTGTTCCTTGCTATCCTTTTACTGCTGTGGTTTTGGTGGGGTTGTGGGTTGGTTGGTATGGTCTTGCACTTGCATTGGTTTGGTAGGTGGTTGGGGTGGTTTGTTTGTTATGCTTTATGGGTGGGATTAAGTTAATTATTGTAGCTACATTGGTAAATTTGTCCTATCTTTGTAGCTACAAAATATTTATATGGCAAAAAGCAAACCAATTGGAGTTAGATTTGACTTATATAAGTTGGATATAATTCAAAAAGAGCAGAATTTGACATCGGCGCAATCTGTGTTAAATTATTTAATGGACAATTATGGCGAAAAGCAAGTTAAAAGAGGCGCTCCTTTCAAGAATATGCCTCCTTATCACACAGAGGCCCCAAATTTGGAGGAAATAGCTAATTTCTTACCAACACCACCTGAAAATTTAAAAGGTCTAGATTTGGCTATATGGAAATCTGAGAATTGGAAATAATTTTGTAATTTAGCGTATGAAAAGTAAATTAAAAATGATGAAGCGAGCTGATGGCTCGTATTCTCCACGCGGTTTATGGGACAACATTCGTGCTAACAAAGGAAGTGGTAAAAAACCAACTGCCGAAATGTTAAAGCAAGAAAAGAAAATTAAATCAGAAGAAAAAAAATAGTTATGGCTGGAGCTTGGCAACGTAAAGAAGGTAAAAATCCTGAAGGTGGATTAAACGCTAAAGGCAGAGCATCTTATAATTCTGAAACTGGTGGCAATTTAAAAGCTCCGGTTAAGTCTGGTGTTAATCCTCGCAGAGTTTCTTTTGCAGCTCGCTTTGCTGGTATGCTTGGAGCAATGAAAAAACCAAATGGCGAACCAACAAGGAAAGCATTAGCATTAAAGGCTTGGGGTTTTGGTAGCGTTGAAGCTGCAAGGAAGTTTGCCAATGCACATAAAAAATCTTAGATAGTGTTTTCATCGTTTTGACTTAATAATGCTAAATCTTTTAGCAATCTTATTAGTGGTATTAAAAGCCCATCAGAAGTATTATTATCTCCTCCTTTTATTTTAAATTCGTTATTTTTATAATATACTCTACATACTTTTTTTAATAATTCGGTTGGCAATATAATAGCAGTATCAATCATATCCATTCTGTATATCCAATAATTAGCTGTAGTAGTAGCTAATCCGCTTGGTTTATCTCTTGACTTATATTCAATAAATAAATTACCAGTTTTATGGATAAGCCTATCACTTTTAACTTCAATAAGCTTACCATCTTTAAATAAAATATTAAGCCAATTTTCTGCTATTTCTCCAAAATTTAAATCATGGGTAAAACTTGAAGAGTATTTCATTTGTTAATTTTTAACTTCCTTTTGTTGATTTAGAATTGCCTTTCCGGTATCTGATAATGGTCTAGCATATATTCTTAATTTCTTTTGTGTAGTGGGACATACAAACGTAACGCCTGCATCTAAATAAGCTTTAATTACTAATTCCATTACACCATCAGAGTCTTCGCTTGCGCCAATTACATGGGGTTCATCATAATCAAATTGCATACAGAAATCGCATCCGTTTAATGGTTCTGCATTTTGCGGAAGGTTTAATTGTTTTTCTTTTTTAGATTTTGCCATTGTTAAAGTTTTTGTGGGTGTTTTCAATATCTTGTAAAAATTCTCTTGCTTTTTCTACTTTTTGCTCAATGCGTAAAATATCATCTTCGTTTCTATTAACTTCAAACATAAGTATTCTTTCTTCCATAACTATATCATCAAACTTCATGTTTAATTCTAGCTTCATAGCTTCTCTTACAAACTCTGGGCTTTCTTCTGAAATTACATCTAGCTTTTTTAGTAAATAATACTTCTCTTGTTGGATAATATTATCTGGGGTGTTTACCAAACAATAAGCAATGGTAGCTTTTGTTTTGCCAGTAAGCCACATATATGACATCATCTGCCAATAATATAAATTATCAAGTTTGTCTGGGATATTACCTAAGAATGTCCACAGGTCATAACTAGATTTAATATCAATAATTCCATCATCAATAATATCTGGTAACCCTGTTATGTATTTATTTGAAAATCTTTCCGTATTTTTAGCAAAAGGTTTTTTTAAGAACATAGACAATAAATCAATCGATTCTTGCTCTACTTCAATTCCTTTTTTCATTTGCTTTGTTTGAATATCTTTACTCCTATTATACTTATTAGAAATATAAACATCAAGCAAATGTCTTTGTGCGGTCTTAGAAAGCAACCCAGCTTCTTTGTCCGTTTTGGTTACTGGTTCAGTCATTATATATCCTACAGAGCTTGCTCTGATTAGTGTTTCATTCCAATTCATAGTTATAAAGATTTAAGTTTAGTGTTATAAGATTCCAATACCTCTGGATTATTTTTAGCCATTAATTCCCAAGCCCTTAACTCTTCTTTAGTATTACAGGCATTTATAAACTCTATTGTTTTTTCAGCTAAAGATTTTTTAGATTGGGTAGGAATAATTTCATCAGGTATCTCTTGATAAAATTCATTTAAATCTTTTAATTTAATTACATTTTGCTTGTGATACTCTTCCACAAGTTCTCTTGCATAGTCAAGAGCCTTAGTAGCAGACTCACCCTCGTTAAGGGCAAATTCAACGCCAATTTTTTCAGAAGAATAGTTTCCTAAATTAAATGTTCTAGTATAGTTAATCGTTTGTATATGCATAATATTGGGTTATTTTATTCTGGTTACAGTAGTAGTGTTGTCAGTAGCTTTAATCTTAAATAATTTATCTTTGTGGGCGTCTTTTTTCTTTAAATTGGATACCATAACCATTACTGAAGTGTATGGGTTATCTAACCTAAGATGTTCGCCTAATGTTAAATCAGCAACCTTACTGGAAACTGAATCGGGGGAAATGCTTCTTGCCATGTTGTGTGTTTTGGAACAAAATTAATTTAATTAATTTAATTAAAAAAATAAATTTAATTAAATTTTTGTATATATTTGTATCCGCATAAGACATAGTTAAAGGTTTAACTGGTATCGCTCCTAAGTTTCTACTTGGGAGCCTTTTTTTGTCATTTAGTCAAGCTATAGCTTTACGACAGGGGGAGGTCTAGTCAAGTATCAGCTTTACTATTTTACTTTTCCCCTTAAAAGTAACATATAGCTATTGTTATGTTACTTTAATGACACATTATCGTATGAATAAGTGTATCAATGTTACACTTATATGCAGGAAATTATAATTTAGGTACAACAACTTTTTATGATTTTAATCGTTGCGTTTTATGCAACAGTTCATTTTTTATCTCCGTTCACGGTTTCGTGAACACTATCAAAACTTGCAGAGTTTACATTTTTTGCTAATAGCGTAGTATGACTACCGAATTATATTCATTTACACCTATTTGTAACAAATTTAACCTTTTATATGTTACAAGATATAACAAGCCTAATTTAAACAATTAACAAATTTTGTTACAAATCCATATAAATTAGTAACATATCTGCCCTAATAATGTTACAACATTTTACATATTATACCCTAACTATGTTACCAATTTGGTTACATAGTTCTCTAATAGTAAACTTTATCAATCACAAAAGTTACCCAATAAGGCAACTTTGAGCCGTAAATGACTGATAATCGGCTCATGTTTGAGCGATAAAAAACCCCATGTCATTCTAAAACATGGGGCTAAACTACTAAATCTACAAACTATGATAACCGCCGTAAAAATATAAATTATTTTTCAATAAATTTCTTTTTTACCAAGTTTAGCTTTGCCCTATATTCTAGGATTAAGCCTTTTAGCTCATCTTTTGTAGGTTTTGCTGTTTGCCTAGCTGTTTCTCTTAAATAATCAACTACAGCATTATTTTCTTCGTGTAATTTGTATTCAAACTCTTCTATATTACCAGTTTTAAAATAATTACATTCCATACATTGTGGTCTGCAATTTTGTTCCATCCATCTAGTGCTTAAATTTGACCTACCCATAAAATGACCGCATTGTATTTCTGCAATTGTATGTTTTTTACCACAAGTATAACATTCAACGATGCCTGTTTTATCTGCATATCTATTTCTAATGTATTGACTAAATACATGGTCAAGGTCTTGAACAAGATTCTGAAAACTTTCTGTATCGTCTTCAAATTCTTCTAATCTTTTTTGCGTAGATTGTACGGTAGCGCATTGTTTACACATCTTTTTAGAAAACCAATAATCAATGTTGCCACAATTAACGCAACGTTTTTTCTTTGTTATTATTGTACTATTGTATGCCATCTTTTTTTATTTTATTTCTTTCTTGATTTTTAATTACTGGTTTATCTAATTTTTCTTGACCTTTTTTACCAGTATATAACATCTGGATATCAAAGTAAAAATCTTCTTTATCATCTTTAGTTAAATCAGGATGGTTTTTAATCCTGTGCATTATTTCATCCTCGGTTATCCATTTTTCCATTTGCAAATTTAATTAAATTAATTGAACTACAAAATAATTTTAAAAAAAAGTTAAAAATATTTGGGAATATAAAAAATAACACTATTTTTGTTATCCAATAATCAAAACAAATTTATGGAAATCAAAACTGAATTAAGATTACACGAAAGAATCAAAGAGTCTTTAGATGGGCGTACACAAAGGTGGTTATCACTTAATGCCAAGATACCAGAATCGGAATTATCACGAAAGATGCAAGGTAAATTATTATTTACCGATGCAGAAATAACTCGTATTAACGAGGCGTTGAAAACCGATTTTATTAACGATTAAGATTAAAAAATGCCGAAAGATACATATTATTTTTCTCATGACTACAATTGTAGGAATGATGAAAAGATAAAAAGATTGCTTAGGAAACATGGTATGTCTGGATATGGAATATTCTGGTCAATTGTTGAAGATTTATATAATAATTCAAATCAATTAATGCTTGATTATGAAGGTATTGCATATGATTTGCGTTCAGAAATTGAGATAATAAAATCTATAATAAATGATTTTGATTTATTTATGATTGATGACAATATGTTTGGAAGCAAGTCTATAGAAAATAGAATACAAGAAAGAAGTGAAAAAAGCACTAAAGCAAGGTCAAGCGCTTTGTCTAAATGGGGTAATAATACAAATCAAGCAAAAAGAAGTGAAAGATTAACTGAGGCAAGAAAAAAAGGGAAACATACAAAAGATGAGTGGGAGGAAATAAGATTGTTTTTTGGAGAATGTGTTAAATGTGGTAATAAAGAAGATATAGTTAAAGACCATATTATTCCTATTTATCAAGGTGGAAGTGATGGCTTAGATAATTTACAACCATTGTGTAGGAAGTGTAATGCATCAAAAGGAGCAGATACAACTGATTATAGACCAATATATTGTGAAAATAATGACTGCGAAATGCCTACGACAAATTATAAAACGTCTGCTATAAAAGAAATAAAGGAAATAAAAGGAAAGGAAATAAATAATACAGTGCCGCCTCTTCAAGATTTTTTAGAATATTGCAAGAAAAACCTTGAGCAAAATAAATTTGTGTACAGCGAGTATGAATATTCTTTAAAATCAAAATATGATACTTGGGTGGCTAATGGTTGGAAAGATGGGCATAATAAACAAATTAAAGACTGGAAGGGTAAAATTCGCAACACTATACCCTTTTTAAGACCAATACAGACACTTTCTAATAAAAATGGAGGGAAGTATCAAAAAGAATTAGAAACCGCTAGAAACGCCTTTAAACCAATTTCTGAATAATGATAACAATTTTTAAAAACATTTTTTCTAAGGAACCAAATTACATTTCTGTTGAAGCCGCGTTAAAAAGAATACAAGAAGGTAAAAGTAAATCAACTGTATCTGAAATCAGAGATACGATTGATAAAGAAAAGGCAAATAAGATAAAACTTAACCTTCCTTCAGTGTGTTTTAGTGGTAAATTTGGAGTAGATAGGACTGATGCTCAGTTAATTACGCATAGTGGGTATATAGTTTTAGACTTTGACAATGTATTTGAAATTAGAGATAAGCAAAATGAGATTATTTCACATCCATTTGTTTATGCTTGTTGGATAAGCCCTTCTGGAAATGGATTAAAAGCTTTGGTGAAAATAGCTAATGGTCAAAAACATAGAGAACACTTTCAAGCTTTACAAGAAGTTTTTCCCGAAATTGATAAAAGTGGAATTAACCAAAGTAGAGTATGTTACGAAAGTTACGACCCCGAAATTTATATAAACAAAAAGGCTGAAGTTTTTAAGAAGATTAAAAAAACTGAAAAGGTTGTTGTTTATGAGAAAAACGATGATGACCAAAAGATATTTAAGAATGTTTTGACTTGGTTGTCTAATAAAAACGAGGCTTTTGTAACGGGAGAAAGGAATAATTTTATATTTAAGTTGGCATCGGCTTGTTGTCGTTTTGGTATTAATGAAACGGCAGCTAATTCTATGATTCATATGGAATTTATCACTAATTCTGAGTTTACAAAGAATGAAGCAGATAGAGCAATACGCTCTGCATATAAGGCTAATATAAAAAACTTTGGAAGTGCGTCATTTGATAAAGAAATATTAGTTGATAAAGTTTCTAGGAAAGAAATTGAAGTTGAAAAAGCTGTATTTGATGAAGGATTAAAGTTAAAAGATGTTATTTATGGAATTGATGTAAAAGAACAAGCTTTACGAATATATGATGAAGGTTATGCTAAAGTAGATGGTATTGGGGTACCGGATTTGGATGATAAATTTAAACCAAAAAGAGGAGAGATTACAGTTCTTACTGGTATTGGTAACTATGGTAAATCTTCGTTTAAAAAGTGGTACCAAGCAATGCGCATAATGTTGTACGGAGAAAAGTTTGCAACATTTTCACCCGAGGACAATCCACCTGAAGAATATTACCATGACTTTGTAGAGATAATTTTAGGATGTGATTGTAGTCCTGCGAATCCACATAGACCATCTAAACAAGTTTATGAATATGTTTATGATTTAGTATGTAAGCATATATTTTATGTTTATCCAAAAGATGTTTCACCTACTCCGCAATATGTAATGGAAGTGTTTTTAGAATTGATAGTAAAAGAAAATGTAGATGGCGTAGATATTGACCCGTTTAACCAATTGACAAATGAATATCAAAAGTTCCCAAGAAGTGATAAGTATCTTGAATGGGTATTGTCTGTATTTTCAAGATTTGCACAAATTAATAATATTTTCTTTTGGATTATTGCTCATCCTGTTAAAATGATAAAAGCATCTGATGGCAACTATCCTTGCCCAGATGTGTTTGATTTGACTGATGGTGCAATGTGGAACAATAAGCTAGACAATATCCTTGTGTATCATAGACCTTTTGCGCAAACTGACCCTAGTAATCCGTCTTGTGAATTTCATAGTAAAAAAATTAGAAGACAAAAGATTGTTGGTAAAAAAGGATTTATTTTATTTCAAATGTATTTTCAAACAAGAAGATTTTTATTTAATGGATTAGATTCATTACAAAAAATTATAAACGATAAGAATATAATTTTAAGACCCGATGCATCAGTTCAAAAAATATTTGATAATTGGATGCCATACAAAGATGATAATGGAAAAGAAATTAATTTTTAATATTAAAACAAAAAACAATGATTAGAATTTTAGTAATCGGAAGATTAGGGCAAGATGCAACAGTAAACAATGTAAATGAAAAAACAGTAATTAATTTTTCAATGGCTTACAGTGAAAAGTTTAAAAACCAACAAGGACAAGAGGTAGATAAAACTACTTGGGTTTCTTGTGCTTACTGGACCGATAAAACAAACGTAGCTAACTATCTAAAAAAAGGAACTTTGATTTACATGGAAGGGAAACCAGAAGCAAAAACATATTTGAACGATAAGACCAAAGAAACAGTGGCTCAGCTTCATGCTAGGGTTACAAGTTTGCAATTATTATCTAGTAAATCAGATGAAAACCAAATTTAATGTATATTCACGAATTAAATAACCCAATAGATGTTGAAACCCCAATTGGATATGGAAAAGCAATCGCATGGCTCGACTACGGAAGCGACACAAACACTGTTTGGAAAGTCATATTATACCACAATGGCATGGTGCGGAACTTTTACGATGACGACATACTTGTTTACCCCAATAAAATGGACGGCGGGGAATTAGATAAAGATTATTTTAAAAACAAACAATAATGGCAAAATTAACAAATTCAACCAAAATTACATTTGGTAAACAAAAAACCGGAAGAGCTAAAAAATCTTATAATAAACATTCACCCCGTTCAAAACAATACAGAGGTCAGGGCAGATAAAATAGATGTATGAATAATAAAGCCGCAAAAAAACTAAGAAGATTAGCAATCGCTATTGCCGCTGCTAATGGTAAAATTGAAGACTCTGAAAGAATCTACAAGAACCTAAAAACAGTACATAAAGAAAATAAAAAAGCCCCTCAAAATTAAAAGAGGGGCTAATTCATTTAAGCGTTTGCTGCAGAATTAATCTGTGCTACAGTAGAAGTCGTATAAAATAATACGGGTACTTGGTTTAAACCAGTAGGTGCTACTTCGACTATTGCATTCATAGTTACTCCGTTAGCTACAAAATTAGCAGGAGCTGGGTAAGCTGCAAATGTAGTTACTGGGAATCCGTAAGAAATGCCAGATGTTGCTGGAGTTCCGTTAGAGTTTAATAAAGCATATTGATTTCTTTGATATGCTGTAATTGATACTATTGTTGCCATTTTTTTATTTTTTTAATTGTTTTTTAAATTAAGGTGCTGCAGTTGTTGTTGTTGTTGTTGTTGGTGCTGCAGTTGTTGTAGTCGTTGGGGCCCCTGTAGTAGTAGTAGTACTAGCGATACCACCACCATTGATAGCTGTAATTAATTGTGCAACTGTTGCAGCACTATATAATTTTTCAGCTGGTTGATTAAGACCACTAGGGTACATAAGAATTAATGAATTCATTTGTACTCCATTTGCTACTACTGTGGTAGGTTGTACTTGTAAGCCAACCGTAGGTAGTGAGAATAATACACCAGATGTTGCAGGTGTGCCATTTGGGTTGTTTAAATCGTATTGATTTCTACGATAAACATAAACCGATAAGTGATTTGCCATTTTTTTTGGTTTTTATTTTTTGTTTTAAAATTGTTTCAACAAATATAAGCAATTATTAGGAATTTATTTTTGAAAAAATATTAAATTAATTAAATTAGCACTACATTTGTATTAAATTAATTAAACTATGAAATTGAAAGCTCCAAGCAATAGAGTAATTATTAAGGTTGATTTAGAAAGTAAAAATAGTCATACATTTAAAGATGGTACAAAAATTAAATTAGAAAGAGTATATGACAATTTTAATATGCGATATGTTAAACCGGTTAATGCGGAAGTTGTCGATGCTAAAGACATTCCTACTGGGGCTGAAATTCTTATCCATCATAATGCTACTCATGATACTTATAAGATTTTTAATTATCAAAGACCTACTACTGAAGCTTCTTCAGATATTCAATATTTCTCAATACCAATCGAAGAATGTTTTATGTGGAGAGAAGAAAAAGGTTCTATATGGAACGCTCTTAATAATTTTGTTACAGGATTAAGGATATTTGAACCATATACAGGTATTTTACAAGGAATTGATGCTACATTGATTAAAAATAAAATTTATGTTACAAGTGGTGATTTGTCTGGGAACGTTGTAGGCACATTAATATCAAGTGATTATGAAATTATTTACCAAGATGATGACGGAACAGAAGGAAAGATTGTTAGGCTTAGATATTATCCTGAAGGAAACGATAGAAACGAAGTGATTTCTATTGAACACGAAATGACTGATAAAGTTAAAAATGGAGATTTATTAGTTGGTTTTAATACTACAGATGCAAAAAAATTAGATTAATGTCAGAATTAGAAAATAAAATAAAGGATTTAGAGAAACAAGTTGCTTCTTTGCAAGGTAGAAATGCCTATTACGAGCAAGATGGTATTGGTAAGCTATATCATGCATTAAATAGAAAGGCTAATGAAATGGCTGAATTATTAAATAAAACTAGTCTTACAGCTATTGATATTGATGACCCTAAGATTAAGACTTTTGAAAGATTACAGAAAATATGGGCAGATGCTGGTACAATTTCGGCTTCAATTAAAACATTGGAAGTATTAGCCGGAATAAATCAAGAAGTAACTGACAAAAAAGAGGTCGTTCAAGTTAATAAAAAACCATTTTCACCAGAGAATATGGCTGATGCCGTTGGTGAATTAGCTGGTAAAAGAATATAATTATGTACGAAAAAATTGAAGGTGGAACTATTATAGATATTCAAGGATTGAAGTGTAATCTTCCTCCAGATGGAAATGTTTATAATATAATTACCAAGCAATTAGAATTTAGGGGTATTTACGAGAGGGATAAAAATATAGGCGAACAATATTGGAAAAGAATACCGATGCCAAGTTGGTATGGTGACACAATGAAAAAGTGGGATGAGTTTGATAAAAAGAAAAAAGACGATGAGCTTGAATTTTACGATGAAAGATTAGAGGAATTCAAAAGACAAGAGTGGGATAGAAGATTGAATGGATTTTGGTACATGAATAATGGGGTGCCTACTTATTTGACTGGGTTACACTATTTATACTTACAATGGTGGTCAATTGATATTGGTTATCCAAAGTTTAGGATACCAGATTTAGAGAAGTTCTATTTTATGGAATATTGTATTCAAGACCCGTTATGTATGGGGATGCTTGAGGTAACCAAAAGAAGGTTTGGTAAGTCATTTGTAGCTGGTTTATTTGTAACCGAATATACTACAAGGACAAAGATGACAAACGGCGGTATTCAGTCTAAAACAGGCTCTGATGCTAAAAAATTCTTTGCCAAGACTGTAGTAAATCCATTCAGAAGGCTTCCTAAGTTTTTTAGACCAGAATATGATATGTCGTTAGGGGTAAATCCAAAGTCTGAGATGAGATTCCAAAAGACAAACGTAAGAGGTAAGAAGGCAGAGGAAAATGTAGATAAAGATGAATTAGGTTCAGTTATTGACCACCAGTCAGCAGATACTGTTGCCTATGATGGACAAAAACTCCATAGATATGTAGCAGACGAGTGCGGAAAAACTACAGAGGTTAATGTGTACGATAGACACGAGGTTGTGCGTTATTGTTTGCTAGATGATGAAGGACAAATTATTGGTAAGGCATTATATACGACTACAGTAGAGAAACTTACAACAGAAAAAGATGGTGTTCAAGATGCCTTTAAACTATTATGGGAAGAAAGTAATCAAGAAAAACGACAAGAAAATGGAACTACTTCTAGCGGTCTTTATCGATTCTTCATGTCTGCAAAGCGTACAAGAAATTTTGACGATTTTGGGCATCCAGATGAAGAAAAAACTTTGGCTCAAATTTTAGCCGACAGGGACACAGTAAAAAACAATCAAAGAGCATTATCTGCTCGTATTAGAAAAGAACCCCTTACCATAGACGAAGCTTTTAGTACAGATTCAGATAAATGTATTTTTAATGTAATGAACATTGGAGCAAGGGAGGCATATTTGAAACAAAACCCTAAATTAAAGCGCCATGTCATATTTTATAGAGATATTGACCAAATAGTTAGATGGAGAGAAATAAATGATAAGGAAGAAGATTTCCATTGGGTTATAACTCAGTTCCCGCAAGCGGGCGAAGAAAACAAACATACTTACGATGTAAAAACTAGAAAGCCAGCTAGGGTATCTGATGGGGCAATAGCAATTGATGGTTATAGTAATAGTCAAGGTGGTAAGTATGGTTCAAAAGCCTCAGCTTGGATAGGAAGGAGATACGATTTATTAAAACCAGAAGATACTGGTAAAGCTATAGGTCATCTTTACGGCAGACCTCAAATCAAGGAAACTCTGCATGAGCAAGTGCTTTTAGCGGCTGAATTTTATGGCTATCAAGCTTGGTATGAGCATAATAGTGATGATTATCTATCCTATTTTAGAGACAGGGGAAGAGTGGGGTATCTTGGTTCATATCCAATTTCAACTATTGACCCAGCAAAAAGAGAAACAGCTGATAGGCATAAAGGGTTTCCAACTACCCCATTTAGTTTAACTAAGCAAAACGATGTAGGAATTATGTATTTTGAATCACATATTGATTCAATAGATTTTGAAAATTTGCTAGAAGATGCTAAAAAATTTGACCCAAACAATAGAACTGACTATGATATTACTGTTTCTTTTTTAATGTTAATTGTTTGTTTAATGGAGCCAGTTCAAAAACAAATTAAGAGAGAAGCGCTTGTAAAAAGCTATGTTCCTGTGTTTAATTAATTAAAATTTTACTAAATTCTTAATATTTAGTATATTTGACACAAAATACACTCAATTGGCAGATAGTCTTTTATCAATATCAGCAGCAAATAGTAATGGGGAAGCATTAAAAAAATTCCAAATTACTACCGATGTATCTTCTAAGAAAGATTACATGTACGGTAAAAATGTTGCACAAAGTATCTACTCTACAATATACGGTAACCAAACTTATTTTTGGTTAAGAAATAATAGATTTAGAAAAAATAGACAAATTGCAAATGGTAAAATAGACATGAGTGTGTTTATGGACCGTTTAGAAATGAATAGCAAAGCTAACTTTGTAAATATAAATTGGAAATCAATTATTATTGGTAATACAATTGTTGCAAGATTAGTTGGTTCATGGATGAGTAGAAGTGAAAAAGTTACAGTTACCGCTACTGATAGTGCTTCAGCAATGTTAAAGAAAAATGCAGCTGATGAGGCAGAATTTGTTTATCAAAATAAAG